CAAAGGCCGAAGGAGATTCTACGGCGGACTAGTCATCCGCCGCTCGTTCTTTGAAGCGACTCTTTCAGGGTAGTTCTCTGAAGGGTAAAGGGTTCTCGTAACAGTCTTTGTCGACCTGTTACGCGCCTTCCCGCGGTGACACCGCGGGCGCTTCGAACTGCGTTACAGCACTGACTGCGCTGTGCTTAACCTTTCCATGGAGGTTACTATTGGTCCTACCCGTGACGGGTCCAACCAATGGGTCGTACAGCGGAGTTGACGGCCTTAATCGGCCCGTTTACTCCGTATGGAAGAAATACTCGCAGAAGATGCCCGTAGATCGTCCACTTCCTTATGAGAAGCTGTATCGACGCACTTTAAGCGCGTCCAGTATGCACAGTTACGGAAACTGTCACAACTGGATGATACAAGCCCAGTCGCCCGGCATTGCCGGACTTCTGGGCCCCTACGACGTGGCTTCGATGCCTTCGACCGTGGGATGGCTGGACATTATCACAGCGCTCAACGGAGCGCTCTCGGACTTCAACGAGAGTATCTCTGAACAAGCGAACCTGATGGTAAACGCATTGCAGTACAATCAAGGCCTCCAGATGATTTCAAAAGGCCTTACTACTGTCTTGCAATTTGTTCGTGCTGTCAAACGTGGCAACCTGAAGGAAGCCGAACGCGTGATCAGGTGGAATAAGCGCCTGCACGAGCTGCGTCAAAGGGGACCACATGGTGTCGATTGGCACGCCCAAACCGGCTTCTATACCGGCCGAACGCGCGCCTCTACCGACATTAAACCCTTATCGATGTACCACCACAGGAGGGGGTTGCCCCAACCTCGTGTGGCGGGACCTATCGACGAGGTCCGTGATCTATCTCGTGCATGGTTGACCTATTCGTACGGTCTTCGTCCTCTAATTCAGGACATCTTCACGGGTTTAGATATCGTCACCAAAGACCATTACCACCGGCTCGAGCCTAAGGGCGGGAAGCGCAAAGTTGTAATCTCCTATCGGGGATCATATACTTACACTACCCTTACTCCTGTGAGCTACGAGACGACCGGTGCCATAATGGGCCGTTGTGGTGGGATCGTCCTTGTGACGAACCCTAACCACTTAAAGCTTTCGGCTCTGGGATTAACTAACCCTTTGTCGTGGGCCTACGAGGTGACCCCTTGGTCTTTCGTGGCGAACTGGTTTTGGAACGTTGAGGAATTCCTTTCTTCGATGGCGCCAAGGCTTGGCTATGAGGTTATCAACCCATGGCAATCGTACCACGGTAAGTTCAAGCTCCAGGGTGTGTGCACGTTTAACGCGAACATACCCCCACCACTCAACGTGCAGCGTGCTAGCGTGTTGAGGGAGCAATGGTTCTTAGGTAGAGCCACTTCCCTGCCAACCGTGAGGTTAGTGTGGAAGGGAGGATGGTTAACATCCTTACCCCGCGCATTGAACGCGGCTTCTCTCCTTGGATCGACCCTCCGCAAGGATGGCGCCAGGACGAAGATCGCTTAAATGCAATTCGTCTACTGACTCATCGTGAGATAAGTCGGTGGCTTGCTTCGACTAATCAACCCCAATGAAAGGGCTTCATGCCTACTCAAGCAAACATTACCGTCAAAAAGAACGACGGTATCACGGACATCCTGTACACCGGGGTACAGCCTTCGTCCGGAGACAATGTGCCAGCGATTTGGAAGTCGCTCACTGTGGGCTCTGCCCAGGCACATCAACCCGAACTACGCTGCTCCGCACGTGGACTTTCGGGTGGGAAGCGAGAAGTGACCTGGACGTTTTCTTATCCGTCCATCGCCACTAACTCGACGACTACCCTTACATCTGTCGTGTTTAAGGAGTTTGCGCGTGCCACGTTCACCCTGGACCCCCAGGCTCCGAACGCGGATGTCAACGAAACAGTGGCTCAATTCATGAACCTGCTCGCCTCGGCTCACGCTAAGGCGGTCACGCAGGGCATGTTCGGGCCTACCTGACGTGTCTGACACGGGTTTGGACTATTGGCTTCTAGTGATCTCCTTAGTTATCCTCGTGATATACTTCGGCCGACGCTAGGGTCAGTGCGAAACGTCTCCGATGGCGCCTTCCAGGCGCCGATCATTCAACGTAAAACGAGAAAATGTTTATGAATGACATGACTGAAGTAGTTCTTACCTACATGGAAGAACTAGACTGTGCACGATCTCTCCAGGTAGCAATACTCTGGAGGCACCGTGAGTGGAAGCAGCTCGCTCAGTTGCGAGCCCTTCCCATGCACTACCGCACGGCAACAAACTACTTTGACGCAGTTCGCGCGAGCGATTTCATCAGGAAGTCTCCATCTCTGGAAACGGGGATAGACCGTGATGAAGCGGCGAGGATAAAATGGTTTGAAGCGGAACGGGCGAACGCCAAGACAAACGCGCGATTTTTGAATTACGTTGAGGGGTTTTACCCCGACGTCGATCCACGCCTTGTCGCATTCTGCGACCGGGTGAAAAGAGATATCTCGCGCTTGCTTGGTCGACTCCCTGATTGGATCACACCACGCTTTGGTCCAGGTGCAACGGTCAGCGACTCGTCCCGGGTGTGTACTGTCCCGGATAAAATCAGCAGCCACCCATCCATCACCAACTCCGCCCGGACCCTACTACCTCTCTGGCGAGAGACGTATTGGGGTCGCGTCCATCACGGACGTCGGAGTTATGAACCGACAGTCGTCCGCGGCAACATTTTCTTCACCGTCCCTAAAGACGGCGAAACCGATCGCGCGTGCGCGAAAGGTCCTTCGATAAATGTTGCGTATCAGCTTGCGGTCTCTCAGGAAACTTTGAGACCTGCCCTACGTAAGTGGGGCATTGACCTGCTGAATGCCAAGGATCGTCACATGGGCCTTGCCCGTGAGTCCAGTGTTACTGGACACCTTGCAACGATTGACTTGTCGAACGCTAGTGATATGATAGCACGGAACGTGGTGAAGTTCCTGTTCCCGCCTGTTTGGTTTGAGCTCCTTTGGATGCTTTGTGAAAAGACCACTACCTTTAAAGGTGAGGGTTCTTCTCCAGATAAGACGGTGTTCCTGGAAAAGTTTTCCGCGATGGGAAACGGTTTCACTTTTGAAGTGGAGACGATCATCTTTGCAGCGATCGCCCGGGCTTGTTGTGTTGGACGCGAAAAGGAAGTTGCCGTTAATGGCGACGACATTATCGTACCGACCGAACACGCTACCGAGGTAGTTGCAGCATTGCGCTGGTTTGGGTTCATACCCAACGTTAAGAAGACCTTTCTTGACGGTCCCTTCAGAGAGAGTTGTGGCGGAGACTACTGGGAGGGTCAGGCCGTGAGGCCCCACTTCCTAGATAAACAGTTTCCGAGCGAACCACAACACTGGATATCGCTTGCCAACGGTCTTCGCCGGGTCGCCCCGGAATGTAAGAAGACATGGTTCAGAGTCTTAGATCGCCTTCCCACGAGGGTAAGGAAACTAAGAGGCCCCGAAGAACTCGGGGATCTCGTCATCCATGACGAGCTCTGTCATTGGCAAACTCGCACAATCGACTCCATAAGGTACGTGCGAACGTACAGCCCAGCTCACTTCCTCAGGGTGGAGTGGGATCGGTTTATGGACGTCGAACAACTAGCGACCTTGACGTATGGCGTCGTCATTAACCCCCCGCCGGTACTGGGACATGCACCAGACGAGAGTGAGAGGTTTATCGTCCCCCGTGATGGGGTGACGGGTTACGCGCTAGGATGGGTCCCGTTTAGCTAACG